GACAAACCAATAGTTTGGAATGAAACCGACACTTTACAAATTTTTGTCGATCAAGGTGATTTAAAAGTTAGACCATATGACTTTGGTACAGATGCTATTGAAAGACAGCGTGTAGCAAATGCAGTATCAATGCTTGATGCTGACTTTGAGTACGGCTTACAGCCTACCAAGTGGCAGGCAATTGGTACAATGCGTGGTTATCCATCAACATATGAAGTTCCGGGTACAGATAAAGATGTAGCACAAGTGACTACTGATGCTTCGACAGGCAGTGAAGGCATTGGTCAATCATTAATTACTGTAACAACTGTTGGACCACACGGATTTGAATTAGGCAAGCCTATTACAATCAGAGGATTAGATGGATCTGTTCAAGGTAACGGTCGTGCTGAAGGTACATTTATCATTAATACTATACCTACAACTAACACATTTACTTACTATGCTAAGGCAAAAGTAGGATCAAGTGCAGGGACAACACTACAAACATTTTATACCATTTTAAGAGGTGCAGATTTTTATACTGGTGCTGATATTCAAGGAGACACATCAGATTTTGTTGTTACTTCTCAAGGATCATCAGGATCATTTACTCTTGCTCTTGGTTCGGATACAGGAGAAGATAGACTTGCTGTACAAGGAAATCAACCACCAATTGGTGCTCCACTACAATCAGCAACAGGAGGAATACCATTAGGTTCTCAGGTTACAGGTAATGTTGGAGATGGCTCAACAATTGATACTCCTGTTTTGACAGCAGATGTTGCTCAAGGTTCGTTTACACTTCCAGTACAAGATTCTGCGGCAGTTGAAATTGGTTCAGCAGTTGATCGAGGTGACGGTACCGCGGCTTTTGTAACCAATGTTGTAGGAAACGACTTAACAATTAGTAGTGCAACAACACGAACGCTTGTTGGTAATACAGTTCTTTACCAAGGATTATCAGGAACAAACGATCAACCAATCGGAAACGGTGCAACATTTGATATTACGAGAACAACAGGTGTTTATGCAGTTGTGCTAAATGCAACTGGTCAAGATTATGAAATTGGTGATAGAATAAAAATTGATGGCGGCCAACTTGGCGGTGCAAGTATTACTAACGATATTTTAATTACTATTGAAACTGTGGATACTGGAGGTGAAATTCAAACATTCGCTTTTACAGGTACAGGGTTTGATGGTAACGGATCATTTTTTGATGTACAAGCAGACTTCCAAGGTGGTACTGGTACTAATCCTATATTTGATATTACATACACAAACAATGCATATTCAGCAAGTGTAAGTTCTCCGGATACATCGGGCGGCTATGCTATAGGTGATGTAATCCTAATTGACGGTTTTGAGTTAGGTGGGCAAACAGCAACCAACGACTGTAGATTAAGAGTGACAGCAGTGGGTGCTGGAGGAAGTATCACAAGTGTAGATGCAACAGGTACAGCAGTAGATGCAGATGTTAGTTATTCATCACCTACATTTACATCAACTACTATCAACGGTGTAGACGCAGACTTTAATGTTCAAAGGATCGGAACTGTATATACAATAAGTGTTACTAATGCAGGAACAGGGTACCTGGCGGCGGAAACCTTTAACTTTCTTGGATCAGATTTAGGTGGTGTTGACGGCACAAACAATTTAACAGTAACAATTACAAGTGTTGATGTTAATGGTGCAATTACAGGAACAAGTGTTGCTGGTACAGCCGCAAACACCAAAGCCTATCCAGCAGTAACAACCGGTGTTAATCAAAATGGTAATGGAGCATTTTTCCAAGTTGACTTAGCAGGGGGTGTTTACACAGTATCTGTGCAAGACGCTGGACAAAATTATGCAGTAGATCAAGAATTTCTTATCAGAGGTACAGATGTTAGTGGTGAATCGCCGGCTAATGATATTACAATTACTATTACAAGTGTAAATCCATCAGATGGCGGTATTTCAAATATTTCATTTACAGGTAGTGGAGCCACAGGTAGTGGAAGTTATCCAGAAACAAGCGGTGATAACGATACACCTTCTGGAGCAAATGCAGTTTTTGATGTAACAAGAAGTGGCGGAGCATATACACTTGTTGTAGCAACCGACAATGGATCGGGATATGTAGTAGGTGATAGAATTATTATTCCAGGGGATCAACTTGGTGGCGCTACTCCTACAAACGATTTGACACTACGTTGTACAATTGAATCAACTGAAGGCGACTTTATTGGTATTGATTCATCAGGTACAGCAGTTGATGGAGAAACATTAACATTGTACAGTTCATTAACAATGTCTGAAGAAACTACACAAGCAATCAATCAAGCAACAGTTATTACCTACAGTGCATTGGCAAGCATAAGAATCACGTTTCAAACACCACACGGATTAGTGCCAGGAGATTCGTTTGCTGTTACTATTGCATCAGATGATGGTATTAATAATCACAGTTTAGCGGCAGGTCCGTTTAGTGCTACAGCAGTTCCTGCAACTAATCAACTTGAATACCAATGTAGATCACCTGGATTTATTGATACTGGTACTAATAACGATTCGCCGGTGATTGGTAATGTTTATCCGAGACCAGATTCGTTCTTTATTCACAGACCATATGATGGTGGTGTACAGTTAGGAACAGGCGGACCGCAACACGGTGCTCAAGCAATTAGACAGAGTAAGAAATACATTCGTTACCAGTCAGGTAAAGGTATTATGTACACAACTGGTGCTCTTTTTGCTCCAAGTTACAATATCCTTAATATTACAGCAGACGGCACAGCACCGGGGGCAATTATTACAATAACTACTGATGAAACAGAACACGGTTTACAGGTCGGTGCAGGTATTAGAATAATTGGAGTATCAACTGTAGGCTATAATGGCGAATACACAGTTACTGATGTAAATGACGAAAATGAATTTGAGATTGTTGCACAATCAGCATTAGGTAACACCACACCAGAACTTACGTCAGAATGTCAAGTATCACTTAGAACATTCCACGGCGCTACTGTGCGTTCAGGAGCATTTGATGACCAAAACGGAATCTTTTTTGAATATGACGGTACGCAGTTTAGTGCAGTACAAAGAACTGCTACATTGCAGTTAGCAGGTGTGGTTAATATTGATGTTGATTCAAATACTTGTACAGGAATAGGAACAAGATTTAGAGAGCAGTTGTCAGCAGGTGAAAGAATTGTCTTGAAAGGAATGACACATGTTGTATCTCAGGTTATTTCAAATACACTTATGTATCTTGCACCTGACTTCCGTGGTGTTACAGATGTTAGATCAAGCAAAATCTGTTTAGTTAGAGATAAGAAAACAGAACAAAAAGATTTTAATAGAGATAGAGGTGACGGCACAGGTCCAAGTGGATATAACATTGACATCAGTAAGATGCAGATGGTTGGAATTCAATATTCATGGTATGGTGCTGGTTTTATTGATTATATGCTACGTGGTGCTGACGGTAACTTTGTGTTTATGCACAGAATGCGTAACTCAAACATTAATACAGAAGCATTTATGAGAACAGGTAATATGCCTGTTAGATACGAAATTACTAACGAAGGTCCAGTTGGTAGACTTTCACAAGATATTGACGACTCTACACAGACCGTTGGGTTAGTTGATGCATCGTTTATGCCACCTGAAGGCGGAATAGTATTAATTGATGCTGAAATGATACGTTTTACAGGAGTTAATGGAAAAAATTTAACAGGATGTACACGCTCAAGTCCAATGACAAATTTTGCATCAGGATCTACAAGAACATACACAGGAGGTCCAGCGACAGCACACACAAGAAACACTGGGGTTGTGTTGATTAGTAATACAGCATCGCCGGTTATTTCACACTGGGGTTCGGCGTTTATTACAGACGGTGGCTTTGATTCAGATCGTGGTTATTTGTTCTCATACAAATCTACAGGGGTTTCAATTACAACTACCAGAGCAACATCATTCTTACTACGTCTTGCACCAAGTGTAAGTAATGCACTTGTTGGTGATTTAGGTGAACGTGAACTATTAAACAGAGCACAGTTACTACTTGAAGGTCTTGAGATTACAACAGATACACCAGTATCAACAGATACCGGCGGTATTGTTATTGAAGGGATTCTAAATCCACAAAACTATCCAGTCAATCCAGACGATGTTGGTTGGCAGGGATTATCAGGACTTGCACAAGGAGGACAACCAAGTTTTGCACAGGTTGCACCAGGTGGTTCTACTAACTGGAACTCAGGTGATATACCGACAACGGCTCTTGTAACAACACAAGCACCTATTACTGCAAATGTAACAGCAGTTGATAGAGGCTATAGAAGTGGAAATACAAGTTGGGACAACACCCTTGACAACTCAAGAAATTACTTCTTTGTACAAGATAGTTTTTATCAAGCAAATACTTCATTGTTTGAGATTGGTGTTAATGTGCAGAGTCAATCGGGCAATTATTTCCCAGGCGGAACTACACTAACTGGAGTATCGTCATACACATATGGTTCAAGAAGTTTAGGAAGTCTAAGACTTGTGTTTACAAGTAATAGACCAACTGTTGATATTGTAAATACTAATGTTACTATTGTTCTAAGTAAGATATTCAAAGAAGCACCAACAAACAATATATTCTTCGAAAAAGCAGATTATGACACTGCTGGTGTTGTTCAAGGAACTACCGTAAGTGATAGCAGGTTCCCAGCAGGTACACAGGTTACTTCTGTTAAATTAGAAACATATGGTTCAACTGAATATTATAATGTTACATTTAACCAAACATCAGATAATAGTGCAATAACACCAGGAGTCACAGACATTGAATTCCAATTTGTTCAGCCACCTTATGCACAACCAGGAGAAACAATCTTCTCATTCATTGCACAACCTGGAGAAAGATCAACATTAGATCTATCATTTATTAAAGAATTAACTAATACTACATTAGGTGGTAGAGGTACATTCCCGAATGGGCCAGACGTGTTAGCAATTAACGTATTTAAAACTTCTGGAGCGGCAATTAGTTCAAATATTGTACTGCGTTGGTCGGAAGCACAAGCCTAAGGTGTTGGCGGCGGATTATTTTTCTTAATTACGTCTTTTTGACTATCACCTGGAATAAGTCTATAATTATCTTCAACTGAATCAGGTGTGCTTACTTCACTTACCGAACTACTGTCTTCAAGAGCAATAAGTTGATGCGGTTGCAGTGGCGGATTGTGCCAAGTGTCACCTGCTTTAAGTTCTTTAGAGTATAATACAGCATCTTTTGTGTCAATCCATTTAACTTCAAAGCGTCCACTGTTAACAAACCACGTTTCGTCTTTTTCTCTGTGAAAATGCATCGAAAATTTATTACCTGCTTTTTCAAATACCATAATTTTACCACAATACTTGTCATTGGTTGCCCATATTAGTTCATAACCCCAACCTTTTTCAACTTTACCTTCGAGCCTGCTCATTTTTTACTCCATTTGTCTTTAAATTTTTTGTATGCTCCGCGAAATTTGCTTTGAAAAATCATATTGCTTACAAAACTTGCTTCATATTTGTTTTTGTCTTCGTCTTGCACTGTAGTTTCCAAGTCTGCAAGTCTAATAGGAACATACATTGCTAAAGGTGTACCTTTTTCTATTAAAAATTCACCTTCTTTTTTAATTAGTAGTTGTTGATTGATCTGATGGCTCCACTCGGTATGGGTTACGCCTGGCATACATTCAAAATACTCGTTAAAATCGTAAAACATTGGTAGTTGCATCATTGCCCAACCCGGACTTGTACGTACCCGCCATGGACAGTCTGTTTTTGCAACACATAAAAACTTATCTTTGACATTTTTTGGTAAATGGTCTCTAAATTGATTGCCATAATGCAGACTCATTGTAAAATCTTCATTACTCGAATACCATGCGAAATTATCTTTATCAACTTTTATATGAAAATCACACCACATAGTAACTACATAGGCATTTTTATAATAATCAACAAAACCTGGGCAATTTTTAAATGTACCTTTATCCTTAAAATTTGTCTCATCAAGGAATTTTGGCATTTCTTTAAACCAGGCTGGTATAAACTTAGTGGCGTTTTGTATTGGCTCTACTTTTGTCAACCCAGGAACAACACTCCACCATTCAACTTTGCAATTATTTTGACTCATGTATCCACTCTTGCGGTCTTATAAAAGTATGATTAACATGTGATAGTGTTTTTGTCATATCGGCACATGTATATTCTTGATAGTGATTTTTAAGATTTTTTGGCATAGGTACATATTGTATTCTTGAATCGTATTTTTTAGCAATGGTTAATGCAATGTCTTTGAATGATGTTGCATGACCGGTTCCTAAGTTAAAAATGCCACTTACATCTTCCTCTAACATTTTTTCATGTATTAAACAAACATCTTGAACACTAATAAAGTCACGTAAGTAGTTTTCACTGTTTTCAAACAATGTAATCACACCATCTTCTTTAGCCTGTTTGGTAAATTTTGTTACTGGACTTGCTTGATTACCTTTGTGTTCTTCATAATTACCGTATACATTAAAATATCTAAATCCTTGGATATTAATTTTAAAGTCATTAGAGTATTCATTTATCCATCTATCAATTAGATACTTACTCCATGCATATGGATTCTGAGGGAAGCATTCGCTATCTTCTCTAAAACCATCGTTACCAGGTCCGTACACACTTGCTGAACTTGAATACTGTAAAGTTGTGCCCATCATGTCGCAAATTTCTATAAGTTTCATAGTCCATTCATAATTTTGCTTGAGTATTTTTTCAACATTAGTTTCAGTAGTGCTTGAAATAGCACCGCAATGGATTACTCGATCATACTGCTGAGCATCCGGAAATTTATTTTCTTGCCACTCCCATCCTTCAACATCATGACCTTTATATTTTAAATATGAAGCAAGATTTTTACCTATAAATCCTTCATGTCCTGTAACTAAAATTTTCATTTTATTCTCTCTATAATACTTGTAGTCGAAACTCCTTCAATAGTTGGAAAAATTTCTACTGGATAGTTCTCATGACCAACTATTGTTTCGATAGTATAGTCTCCGCCTTTAACAATCAAGTTAGGCTTTACCTTATTAATTGCGTTTATAGGAGTGTCCTCGTCAAATATTATTACATCATCTACCCAAGGTAATAATTTTAGATTCATTTGCCTTTGCAATTGATTATTAATTGGACGATTGTTTCCTTTAAGTCTTTTTGTACTTGCATCACTGTTGATACCTACAATTAACTTTTGACCTTTTGATTTTGCAAACTTTAATAGTTTAAAATGTCCTTCGTGTAGTATATCAAATACACCGTTTGTCCAAACAATACCTTTATCTAAGTCTGCAAATGTAACTGGGTGTACTCCTCTTTTTTCAACGTTCCTTGCACTTGCATAGCAGGCTAAATTACAAGCATCTGGAATGGACATTTCTTTTATAATATGTCCATATACAAGAACTGCTAAAAACGTATCACCTGCACCAGTCACGTCAGCGACTTCTCGAACTTCTTCTTTAAAATGCCAATAGTTGTCTTTATTAATAGCATATACACCGTTAGCGCCATCTGTAACAACTAACCATTTCCAGCCATATTCTTTTAACTTTGCCTGTGCAGTGTTAATATCAAAAATACCAAACCAATTAACATACTCTGACATGTTAGGTTTTACAAGAAAGCAATCTTTATATAGTTCTGGTTGTTGTTTAGGATCTACAAATACTTTGCTATTTTTTAAATCATTCATTAATTTATTTGTAACAACACCTTTGTTATAATCGCTAATAATTACAATTTGAGAATTTGCATTCAGGTTGTCTATACTTCCTTGATATTTTTCTTCTCTATCCCAGCGAACTATATGTTGCCCGCCCTGACCAACCAATCTTGTTTTTGTAGTAGTGACAGAATGATCAAACTGAATATGATTTGTAATAGTATTGTAATTTTTTAATAATTCTATAATCTTGTAACCTTCTTTATCACTACTAACTGCACCATATAACGATATTTCGATATGAAGATTTGCTAAGTTTGATGCAAGATTACCTGCACCTCCAATACTAAATGATTGAGTATTTTCTTTTAGCACCGGAATGGGGGCTTCAGGAGACATTCTATTTGCTGTGCCGATGATCCAGCGATCTAACATGATATCGCCAATGACTTTAATCATGCTATTCCTCTAATAGTTTTACTAAATCAAATACAGTTTCTAATTTAGTAATGTTTGTTTTATTTTGAAGTGTATTGCGTAATCCTTGGTGTAATGGCTTAGGCCATTTTCCAAAACTTGCCCATGAGTATCCGTCATGTTCGTCATTTAACGTTGGAATAAATTCGTCTTTAACAATTATTAGATATGTATGAAAATTAAATTTTTCATCACTACTAACAAATGTTTCTAATGGTATGTGTTTTATAATCGCGGAAACATCACCAACTTCTTCGTTGATTTCTCTTTTGAGTGCATTAAATGGAGTTTCTTCTACTGTGTTTTTACCACCAACTAATCCCCAAACATTATTTTGCTTGGTTTGAGTTCTATGTAGTAATAAAAAACGCTTAGTGTTTAATGCGTAGAATAAGGCTCCGCTACAGGTAATTTTACTGCTCATACAAGTAATTATTTAAAATTGTATGCGCCAGGTTCCGTTTCGATATTCACCTTCGAATGAAAGTATCCATTCTTTACCAGTCCATTTATATTGGATTCCAGTATTTAAATTGGTTGTGTAAGATATAGTTGATTGTGTACTTGCATCGAATAATATAGTCCATTCTAATCCAGTCCATTCAATAATATCGTTTTCACTTGCAGTAAAGTCTGTGTTATCATTATTTTTCCAAGCCACAGGACCATTTGTATTAGCAGTATTGCCAATGTCATCTAACAACAGTATTCTAACACCTGCTTGTTTTATAGTTGTAGGATTAAACGTTTTAGGATCAATTATATAATCAATTTTGTTTCTATCACCTGTCGACCCAGTAATAACTTTATCACTTGGTATTGTATCATTATCCCATGTAATTGCAAGTCTTGTATCGTCGCTTGGATGAATAGCAACACTGCCATTAATGCTTTGTGAAAGATCCTGTCGTGTTAATTGTAATTGACTCAAACCTGATCTAAACTCACCTGGTAATGAATCTAAAAATCCTCTCCAAGAAGTATTACCAACAACACCCTTGTGTATTAATTGTGCTTCGTTGCCCATAACAAGAATATCATAATTATTATATGCTGTAAGAGCAATACCTGCTGTATCTTTACGTTCTGCAGGACCGTCTTTTTGTGGTTGTGCAGGTCTTTCTGATTGTTCGTCATTGTATGCTTTTAATTCTGGAAAACTTTCACCTAAGTCTATAGTTCCTTGGTCTTCGTTAAAGATACTCATTACAATGTTTGTTATAACTCCAAGTTTTTTAACTTTAGCCGGTGGACTGATATAGATAGGAGTTTTAAAACTTAGTGTACCTACATCAATTTCACTTTCAGTTCCTGTTGGAATACTTCTTGATGAAAATGTAACACTTTCAAGTTCAACAACACTTAAACTGGTCCAATCAACATAGTTATCTGTAGTTTGTATTTCTAAACTTGGATTAAACAGCATTAGTATCTGTTCCATTATTTGCAATTTCTGATCTGTATTAGTTGACCATATATCTGCACTTACTGTTAAATTATAAGGTGTAGGCATTAAACGTTCTACAGTAACATTCTTGCCTTGTGTGTTCAGATATTCGTTATTTTCTTCATCATACTCTCGTTCTCTAAGATGCACTTTTCCTACATAAGAAGCATCAGCAAGTCTATCACGATCTAATTCTAATCCGGTCATGTATACTGCTATACGCGGAGCACTTGGAATTTTATTTTCTGAGTTATCTCTTAAGATATGCCCAACTTGGCGAGTAATGTCCCCATACATAACAGGAATTTGTGTAATTCTTCCATCACCATCTTTATAAGAAAAATTACTCATTAATCTAATTAACTGTGTAATGTATCTTCTTATCTGTCCGTCGTAAAAATGTTGCATTAGTTATCTGCCTTTGGTTTAAGTGCTTGTGAAAGACTTTGACGTTCTTGAACAGTATCTCCACCAATTGTGTCTGTTTTTGTATTATTAATAAAGTCTGTTTTGTATGTTTTTCTATCGTTTGTATTAGTCATTGTCATACGTACATTATCTTCCATTTTGACCCAACGGTCGCCATCATATCTAAATAGTCTATTAGGTAAAAAATCTGTACGCAAGAAATAATCTCCTTTTGCTTGTGTTAACGGAAATGTAGATCCAAAGCCAAATGCTTCGCCATTTGGTGGAATTCCGTCACCTATCAAATAACCTTTATATCCTTCTCTATCAGGAGTTTCATTCACTCTACTTGCATCTAAGTTTCCACTGTTTATACTTGCATCAATGAGTGTTTCATCAGCAGTTACAAGTTCAGGTTTTCCATCACCGTCAACTTGTAGAGTATACAAGTTTGTAGTATCATAACCAGATTTAGGTGCATCTGCTTCTGCTTGATTAAGGATAGCATTGTTAATTTGCATCTCGCTTTCGTAAGTACTAAGCACATCACGTAATGATTGAGAACTTCCTTCTTCTGCCGGTAAATCTAATATATCTTTAAATTCTTGTGAATCAACTATTTGTTTTAATTTTACCCTATACAAATGCGGATACCAACTTTGTGAAAAACCTTCTGCGGCTCTGTTTACATCTTCAACAACATAAAATCTTTTTAGAGCAACATTATAATCATTTAATGCGTGTTCGTCTTTTAAATGGGGTAATTCGAATACATCGCCAGCCATCACTTTCCTACCTAATGTTTTTACACTGTAGTTAATAGGTATAGTCATAAACAATGTATCGTTTGTAAGAAATAACCCAAATTGACTCATATCAAAATCAACATCTTGTACATTGTATATTCCGCGTATCACGTAAATATCTGGGTCGTATTTTCTATCCCTGTTTTCCATGAATAGCATATCTTGAATATTTGTTTCTTTCACAGCATCATAACGAGGCTGTGACGGAGTAGCATCTGCTTCATCAGGATTTTTTGGCCCTAAGTATTTGTGTACAAAGACATCGGTGCCGCCAACAGTAAACATTTCTGTGACAGTTTTATCTAAAAAATCGTAGTCGTTACCCTTTTCGGGTTTGTATAAACTAATTCTTGGCATAGTACTTGTATTTATCGATCGCATAAATACTAATGGAGACGTAATTTATGGCCACATTACAAACACAAAAACAAGAGATTTTCGACTATGTTGACGCTATGCTTGGCGGAGGAATGGTTGATGTTGAGTTAGATCCAAGACACTACGAAATAGCATTAAAGAGTTCATTGGATAAATTCAGACAAAGGTCTGATAATTCAGTAGAAGAAAGTTATGCATTTTTAGATACAGTGATTGATCAAAATGATTACACCCTTGATCCTAACATTGTTGAAGTTCGCCAAATTTTTAGAAGATCAATTGGATCACGTACAGGCGGCGGAGATGGCGGCACATTGTTTGAGCCTTTCAACCTTGCATACACTAACACTTATTTGTTAAGTTCATCTAATATGGGAGGACTTGCAACATATAATCTATTTGCAGGATATCAAGAACTTGTAGGACGTATGTTTGGTTCATTTATTGAATTTAAATGGAATACCACAACTAAAAAACTCACAATCCTCCAAAGACCAAGAGCAGAAGAAAATTTACTATTGTATGTGTACAATTACAGACCAGATTCAGAATTGTTTATGGATTATCTTGCAAAACAATGGATCAAAGATTACACACTTGCTAAATGTAAGTATATGCTTGGAGAAGCACGAAGTAAGTTTGCTACTATTGCTGGACCACAAGGCGGATCAACACTTAACGGTGATGCACTCAAAGCAGAAGCACAAAGCGAGATGGATAAACTTGAAGAAGATCTAAAATTACAGGTTGCAGGCGGCACTGGATACGGCTTTAGTATTGGTTAAAAACCACTTGACATTTCACTAAACATATTATATACTATATACTTCAACTTAGGAGATATAGATGATCATTGGTATTTGCGGTTTGATTGGTTCAGGAAAAGATACTGTTGCCCAATTCTTAATCAACAATCATAATTTTGTTAAAATATCATTTGCAGACAAATTAAAAGATGCTGTAAGTGTTATGTTTAGTTGGGATAGAGAACTGCTTGATGGCAAAACTGACGCTTCGAGAGAATGGCGCGAAAAAGAAGATCCTTATTGGACAGCAGAAACAGGTAGATCTATTACTCCAAGACTTGTGCTACAAGAATTTGGTACAGAATGTATGCGTAATGGATTCTATGATGGAATTTGGGTAAGCCTTACAAAACAACATATTCTAAATAATCCTGATACTAACTTTGTAATTCCAGATGTACGTTTTCCAAATGAAGCAAAGATGTTATATGAAATTGATGGCGAAGTTTGGCGGGTAAAGCGTGGAAATGATCCAGTATGGTTTAGAATATATCAAGATGTTGGTGTAGAGCCAAAAGATGTACACCCTTCAGAATGGGCATGGGCACATACTAAATTTACTCAAACTGTAAACAACAACGGAACACTTGAACAACTTAAAAGTCGGGTTCAAGATCACCTTGTTTCCACCGGGCGCCTACTCTCTGCATAGCAATTTGGCAATTAGCACATACTGTTTTTAAGTTGAGAGGACGGCAGTTTTTTAAATCACCATCGATGTGATAAACACGCAACTGTTCTTTATAGGTTGCTTTAAAATTGCACTTTTCACAGTGATTTTTTTGTCTATAACCAGCCAAGTACCAGTTTGGTTTACCTCGCTGTTTACCTTTATTCCTTAAACAAGTGTCACACTGGGTCCTATAAAAGGTTTTGTTACCTTTTTTATAATTAACGGCAACAGGCCGCTTGCCACATTTACATAAAGGACGCATACTGTTATTTACCATACCTTTTTCTGCCCTTTTAAGACGTATGTTTTGGTTAATTTATCTGACTATTGTATAAATACATATAATAAGTTCAACAGGAGAACACAAGATGGCAAACTTAGTATCACCAGGAGTGCAGGTCAGCGTAATAGACGAAAGTTTCTATACACCCGCTGAGCCAGGTACTACCCCAATGATTTTTGTTGCTACTGCTCAAGACAAAGCAAATGCAAGTGGCACAGGAACAGCAAGAGGAACTACAAAAGCAAACGCTGGCGTACCGTTCTTATTAACTTCACAAAGAGATCTTTCAGAAACATTTGGAGATCCAATATTTTATACAGACAACAATAACAATCCAATACACGGTGGAGAGTTAAATGAATATGGTCTACAAACTGCTTACTCATATTTGGGTGTTTCAAACAGAGCATGGGTTGTAAGAGCAGACATTGACACTAACCAACTTAAAGCATCTGCTACAGCACCGGCGGCTAATCCAGCAGACGGTACTTATTGGTTTGACACACAAGTTTCAAGAGTTGGTATTTTTGAATGGAATGGTAACGCAGTTACAGCAACAGGCGGACAAACATTTACAAACAAAAATGCAACTGTAATTACAGACAATACAAAATTAGTTGGCGGACAAGCAACTGGTAACCCATTACAATCTGTTGGACAAATTGGGGACTATGTTGTTGTTGCTACAACTACTATTAATAAAATCTTTTATAAAAATTCAAGTGGTACTTGGGTTAAAGTGGGAACTGACGCATGGATTGCATCTTGGCCAGTAGCGACAGGTTCTCAAAACGCAACACCGACTCAGGGATTAACATTTACAATTGGCGGTAATACTATTACTGCTGGTGTAGATTTAAATGCTACTGTAGCCGCTATTAATACAGCAGGTACAGGTAACGGATTTAGTGCTTCAGTAATTGACAGCAGAGTTAATTTATTCTCAACAGACGGAACAAACTTAGTTGTTGCAGAAGGAACAGGCTTAATGGCAGAATTAGGATTTAGTGCAGTAACTTATTATGCACCAAGTCTAAGCGTTGGTCCACACACAAGCATTCCAGAGTTTAAATCAACAGATTCAAATCCGAGACCAACTGGTTCGGTTTGGTTTAAAACTACTGATGCAAACTTAGGCGCAAAACTTTATGTCAAAGAGTGGAACGATACAACTTCACTTTGGGAAACAAAAACTGTTTCAATACATGATACTAATGTAAAAGCACTTAAGGCTCTTGATTCAACAGGAGGCGGAACAAATCTTTCAGTTGATACTTACTATGCACAGTCTAATGTGTCAGAAGGTGGTCAACCAGAATTTGATTTCAAAATCTTTAAACGTTCTAATGCTGGTGCAACAAAAATTGTATCAGACATTATCAGCACACAGGTAACAAGTGGCAATTACACATTTACTATTGCTGAATCAATTACTAATCAGGACACATTGAATGCGGCAGTGCAAGTATCAATTACAGCAACTGGTGCTTCAGGCGATGCTGAAGAAATTGCAGGACAAATTAACAGTGCAGGCTTTACAAATATTGTAGCAAGTGTAGACGCTTCAAATAGAATTGTTATTGAGCACAACGACGGCGGCGACTTTAGAATTGTTGATACAGATGGTGCATTAACCCTTGCAGGATATACTCCATATGTTGATGCTAACACTGGCACTGCAAACTTATACTATGTACCAGGTACTGACAGTGGCACGAATCCAAAACAACTTATGGCTTCAAACTGGCAAGTACTTTCATACACTGCTGGCGATGATGCACCAAATGCGTTAGCGGCAGACGGCACATTATGGTACAACTCAATTGTTGACGAATGTGATATTATGATCCACAATGGTACAACATGGGTAGGTTACCAGAACTACGTTTCAGGTAGCATTAACTATTCAAGCACTTCACCAGATGGTCCAATTGTTTCAGCAACAGAACCAACTACACAGTCAGATGGTTCAGCACTTGTAACAGGCGACGTTTGGGTGTCAACAGCAGATTTAGAAAACTATCCACTAATTTATGTTTACAACTTTGATACTAAGAAGTGGACACTAAGAGATAGTTCAGATCAATCAACAGACAATGGCGTATTATTTGCAGATGCACGTTATAACACAGCAGGTGCAAATAGTGGTTCAGAAGGAACAATTAAAGACTTGTTAGTTTCTAACTACTTAGATCCAGATGCTCCAGATCCAGCATTATATCCAAAAGGAATGATGTTGTTTAATCTACGCAGAAGCGGATTTAACGTTAAGAAATTTGTACGTAACTACATTGACACAGCAGAAGACAATGGTCGAAATGCTGATGAGTCAATGACTAATTACTATCCACATAGATGGGTAACTGAAAGTGCTAACCAAGAAGATGGCGCAGGTACATTTGGACGTAAAGCACAACGTAAAGTTATTACACAGGCGTTACAAGCATTAATGAATAGCAACCAAGATATTAGAGACAACGAATCACGTATCTTTAACTTGATGGCTACTCCAGGTTACTCAGAATTAATTGGTGAAATGATTGCATTAAATAACGATAGAGGCTTAACTGCATTTATCGTAGGTGACAGTCCGTTTAGACTAACACCTGATGCAACATCACTAAACAACTGGGCAACAAACGTAAATGGCGCAGTTGAAGATAATGATAACGGTTTAGTGTCCAGAGACGAATACTTAGGTATTTTTTACCCAAGTTTATTCACAAGTGATAATGCAGGTAACAACGTAGTTGTTCCGGCATCACATGGTATACTAAGAACTATTGCACTAAGTGATCAAGTTTCATATCCATGGTTTGCTCCAGCAGGAACAAGACGTGGTGGAATTACTAATGCTTCAAGTGCAGGATACATTGATGCAGAAGGTGAATTTAAAACAGTCGCTCTTAACGAAGGTCAAAGAGATACATTGTACAGCAACGCAATTAATCCAATTACATTCTTAACTGGTGCTGGACTTGTAAACTTTGGTCAGAAAACAAGAGCAAGAAACGCAAGTTCATTAGATAGAATCAATGTTGCAAGATTAGTAATTTACTTAAGATCACAACTTAATAAACTTGCTAAACCTTACATCTTTGAACCAAATGACAAGATTACAAGAGATGAGATCAAACAACAAGTAGACAGTTTGATGTTAGAACTTGTAGGTCAAAGAGCGTTATATGACTTCTTGGTAGTGTGTGATGAATCAAATAACACACCTTCAAGAATTGACAGAAACGAGTTATATGTAGACATAGCAATTGAACCAGTGAAAGCAGTGGAATTTATTTACATTCCGTTGAGACTTAAAAACACTGGAGAAATAGCGGGCCTATAATATGATAAATAATAGAAATAGGAGCAAATAATGGCAATTTCATCACTCTCAAGATTAACAGTGCCTTTGGACAGTAACGCAAGTTCAAGTTCACAAGGTTTGTTAATGCCGAAACTGCAATACCGCTTTAGGGTATCGCTTGAAAATTTTGGTGTATCTACTCCAACTACAGAGTTAACAAAACAAGTAGTTGATGTAACAAGACCTAACGTATCTTTCGAACAGATTACCTTAGATGTTTACAACTCAAAAGTATATTTGGCAGGTAAACATACTTGGGAACCAATTACACTTAACTTACGTGAAGATGTATCCAACAACGTACAAAAACTTGTTGGTGAGCAGTTACAGAAACAGTTCGATTTCTTCGAACAGTCAAGTGCGGCATCAGGTGCAGACTACAAATTCGTTACAAGAATCGAAATACTCGACGGTGGTAACGGAGCAAATACAGCAACGGTTTTAGAGACATTTGAATTGTACGGTTGTTATCTTGAGAGTGCAAACTACAATCAGTTGGCTTATGCAACATCAGACGCTGTAACAGTTGCACTTAACATTAGATACGACAATGCAATCCAAACACCACAAGGCACAGGCATTGGTACTGCTGTTGGCAGAACAGTGAATACACTTGTTACTGGTGGCGGTGCAGGTTAATAGTTTTATTATATAAAACACAAAAAGGCGCTTCGGCGCCTTTTTTATTATCTACCCATATAATACTTTAGATAAATATTAGCATGGCAAACAAATTAACTCCATTCTTAAATAATTTAGCACAAGGTGCTTTAAATCCAAAAGGTAATCTCGGCGATTTTGCTCATGCATCTCGTTTGTATGTAGATGATGCATTTAAGTATGCTCCAAAAGTAAAATTTCTTTATCATGTAGCATTCAATATTAATCCCGAAGCATCAGCAATTATTCCGCAGTTAACAAGCAAACACAATAACACAATTAACATGCTTGTAAAAAGTGTAGACTTACCTAAGTACGATATTACTACTGAAACAAAACATGCTTATAATAGAAAAAGAGTTTTACAAAAAAGAATAGATTACAGTCCATGTAATATTACATTTCACGATGACAACTTTGGACTAACCACTGCAATGTGGGAAGCATATTATAGATATTATTATAAAGACGGAAACTATGCATCAGTAGATCAAGCAGGGGCACCTCAAGCAAATAATTCTGCTTACAATAGAGCAAATGTTTATGGAACATCTAATCAGCAATATCGCTATGGTTTCGATAATGATAGTTTTGCTCCGTTCTTTAATAGTATAATTGTATATCAAATGTCACGAAAACGTTACACAGCGTTTACACTTGTAAACCCTATAATACAAAGTTGGCAACACGATACTATGGACCAAGCAACCAGTGAAGTTGTTCAAAGTACAATGAGTGTTATGTTTGAAACAGTTTTCTATTCAAGAGGACCGGTTACAGAAGAAGCGGCGCCTAAAGGATTTGCTACAGAACATTACGACAAAACACCAAGTCCGTTGACGCTTGGCGGAGGCGGAACATCAAGCCTATTTGGACAGGGTGGTGTTGCGGCAGGCGCGGCAGATGTATTTGGAGATATCACAAGTGGACAAGCATTTAGTTCACCGGGTGCATTGTTAGGAACAGTTCTTAAAGGTGCAAATACGGTAAGAAATGCAAAGAGTCTATCAAGTGAAGGATTACGTCAAGAAGGATTCGGAATTATCAAAGGAGCGTTAGGCGACATAGGTGCAAACAATGTTGGCGGTGTTGCTAATTCTGTATTTCCAAAATCAGGCGCAACAGATTTAACTACAGCAATAGCAGGAGTTAGTGTAGTTGCCAACGTAGCAAGTTTAGTTCAATCAAGTAGTGTATCCGATGTTCGAGCACAACTTGCAAATAATCCTGATGCATTAGATAGTCTTACAAAAGCAACAACATTTAAGAAAACACATCTTAATGCAGGTGGCGAAGCGTCAGTTGGTGCAATTAACAGTGCTTGGAACAGTGCAAGTGACACATTCAAGTCTGCACAAAACAGTGAGACATTAAATAATTTAGAAAACATTGTAAGGAGTGCTTAATGACTAATGTACCTTCAGTGCAAAGAGTAGATAGTGCTAAAGAAGTAAAAGAATTTTTCAATCAATACTTTACAGGAAGAATTAGTTTTCCAAGTAATCAAGTTGATGCTGTAATAGGGTTTTTTGAAAATAGAGGTTTTTCAAAAGAAAGTAGTATTGCAGTCGGCACAGCAATTATGCAACAAGCAAAATTAGATGACGTAAATGTATTCCAATTATTAGATACATTAAAAAAGCAGGACTCAATTCAATTGAGTAGTGTAGTTACTGAAATTCTTAATTACAATAGAGAAAAAATTTCTACATTAGGTTACAAAATTGATAACACTGCTAATAGGACTGAAGCACGAAACATAGAGGTGTAACATGGCCAAGTTTGCACAAGGACGTTACAGCCTAAAAAATCCAGACAAGTACATAGGAAGAAAAACACCATTGTATAGAAGCAGTTGGGAATTTGCTTTTATGAAATTCTGTGACGAGAATCCTAATGTAGCAAAGTGGGCAAGTGAAGCAGTAAAAATACCATATAGAAATCCATTGACTGGAAAGGCAACTGTATACGTTCCTGATTTCTTTATTGCTTATTCAGATAAAAACGGTAAACAACGTGCAGAAGTGATTGAAGTGAAACCCGACAATCAAACAACACTCGAAAGTGCCGGACGTAATAAGTATAAACAAGCACAAGTGGTCCTAAACATGGCAAAGTGGGAAGCCGCAAAAGCATGGTGTAAAGACAAGGGATTGTACTTTAGGGTAGTTACAGAGAAAGACATTTTTCATTCTGGCTCAAGAAAATAAGATAAATAATAGTAGCAGTTAACGGATCCAAATTATGACAAAGAAATTAGAAGAATTATTAAACTTGCCTGACAGTAAAGAAATTATTGATCAAGATAAAAATGATTCAAAAAAAGAAGATAAAAAAACAGCATTAATTGAACACGAAGAAACCCAGCGTAATATTGCTGAACTGGATAAAATTAGTGCCGCATTGCCACAGGTTAAAGGCTTAGGCGAAATGGCAGACAAAGAACTCAATGAAGTTGCTTCAAAATCTATGCAGGCATATGAAGACTTGATGGATTTAGGTATGAATGTTGAAAGTCGTTATAGTGGGCGTGTGTTTGAAGTAGCAGGTAATATGCTCAAAACAAACTTAGATGCCAAAGTTGCTAAATTGGATAAAAAATTAAAAATGGTTGAATTACAACTCAAAAAAGAAAAACAGGATAAAGACGGTGGAGGATCTGAAGATAACATAGTTTCCGGCGAAGGATATGTGGTTTCTGACCGTAATAGTTTGATTGAGAAATTGAAAAACATGGATAAATAACTTGTAGTAGGATTAAACATTATGAAAAAATATAGCGATTATTTAACAGAAGCATACAACGGTAAAACATACGAATTTAAAATCGGTGTTGCAGGTGATAATGAAGGTGTTGCAGATAAAATTGAAACTGCATTAAAGAAATTTGGAGTAACTAATATTACTCCGGGTAAGAAAACACCTATTCAAGAACGCCCATTAGATTTTCCACAATTACAAAATATGGATGTCACATATTATGAAGCAACAATTACATATCCTACACATGCTGAATCTTTACAAGAATATTTAGGTTACAATATTGGAAAATCTCAATCACACATTATGGTGCGTAATATGAATGCTCCACAGGAAGTGTATCAAGAAATTGATGAAGGCCCATACGAAGTTAAAATTACAAAAGAAGATATGGGTGGAGAAAGTGCTCAAGACGAAGTTGGTAATAACAGAGTAATGGAATTACTAAAAGAGTTAGAAGGCGTTAAAAACGAAAATACAAATAGTCCAGTAGACAGCGTTAAAGTAGATGCTGAACAAAAGCAAATGGATGCTACTGCTGATATCGGTACTAAAAGTCCAATAGGGAGTTAATTATGAAATTAGATGAAATTTACAAAAAAATTAAGGCGTTGGACGAAGCACTAACCGAAACAGCATCAGCGTCAATCAACATGTCAGGCGACAGTGCAGAAGACGTTATTAAGTTAATGAATGCACTCAAAGGTGAAAAAGGTGCAGACACAATAGACAGCATGCCAAAAGCAATTGATAAACCAATTGCACCTATGCCGGTTATGGGTCCACCAGATCCATTAGATGACATGGGCAGAATGAGAGATCTTATGAAAGATAAAGATGATGACATGGGCAAGGATGATGACATGGATGATCTTAAACCAGGCATGCAAACTGAACCATGCAAAATCTGTGGCAAAGTACACTTAGGAAATTCAGGCTGTGCAGAAGATATTGAAGCAGAAGATTATGAAAATGAACCAGATGAAAAATATCAAGATCAACACTACATGACTAAAGATTTATCAGGCGGTTCTGAACAAGGTCAAAAGAAATCATATCCTAAAGTTGCAGGCGCTGATAATCCAATGGCACTTGAAGATGAAATTAAGGCAGAACTTTCAGCAAGATTAGCAGAGTATATGTCAGAAGGCAAAGGTTGTAGTTGTAACGACGGCGGTGATTGCGAATGCAAAGCACCATGTGACGACTGCGGTTGTAAATAATTCCTAAATTATCAAGTAGTTCAAATAGGCCCTCCGGGGCCTATTTTTTTGAGTAAATACAATACAATGGCAAATAAAAGTTTAGATGGGGTATTAACCAAAAAAGCACATACCCGTGAAAAATATACACAACAGCAGATAGAAGATCTTGCAAACTGCATGGATCCTGCTTCAGGATATCTACATTTTGCAAATCATTTTGCGTACATACAACATCCTGTAAAAGGAAAACTACTATTTGACCCATTTGTATATCAAGTAGGTCTTATGCAAAGTTATCACAATCATAGATTTAATGTTAACATGCTACCAAGGCAGACTGGCAAAACAACTTGTGCGGCTGTTTACCTAACTTGGTATGCAATGTTCCATCCAGATCAAACTATTCTTATCGCGGCACACAAGTACACAGGTGCTCAAGAAATTATGCAACGTATTAGATACGTGTACGAAATGTGTCCTGATCATATTAGGGCAGGTGTTACAAATTACAATAAAGGTTCAATGGAATTTGAAAACGGCTCACGTATTGTTAGTGCCACCACAACAGGCAACACTGGACGTGGTATGTCCATATCATTACTATACTGTGATGAGTTTGCGTTTGTGAATCCTAACATTGCGGAAGAGTTTTGGACTTCAATATCACCTACACTTGCAACAGGTGGTCGTGCTATTATAACATCAACACCTAACTCAGATGAAGATACATTTGCTACTATTTGGAAAGAAAGTCAAAACAAGTTTGACGAAAGTGGCAATGAACAAGATGTAGGTATTAACGGGTTTCATGGATTTACAGTTACATGGGACCAACATCCAGACAGAGACGAAGAATGGAAAAAGGCCGAGATAGGACGCATTGGGGAGGAAAGATTTAGACGCGAGTACGGATGTGAATTCTTAGTATTTGACGAAACGCTGATTAATAGTATTAAACTTGCAAGTTTAGAAGGGATAGACCCTTTGGAAAACATGGGGCAAGTGCGTTGGTATTCAAAACTCGATCCTAAACAAACATATTGTATTAGTCTTGATCCAAGTATGGGTACTGGTGGGGATTATTCTGCTATTCAAGTGTTTGAACTGCCAAGTTATAAACAAGTTGCAGAATGGAGACACAATACGTCGCCTATCCCGCAACAAATTAGAATTTTAAAAGATATATGTAATTACATCAATGACCAATGTAAAGCGCCAGCGGCAAATAATATATATTGGAGTATTGAAAACAATACAATTGGCGAAGCGGCACTACTTGTTATTCAAGATGTTGGTGAAGAAAACATACCCGGACTATTTGTGTCAGAACCTATAAGAAAAGGTCATATTAGAAAGTTCCGTAAAGGATTCAACACTACACATAGATCAAAAATAAGTGCTTGTTCAAAGTTCAAAACTATGGTGGAAAATGATCAAATGAAAATTTACAGCAAAGCACTTATCTCAGAACTCAAAGGTTTTGTTGCAAGTGGAACAAGTTACAAAGCAAAAACAGGAGAAACGGACGATCTTGTAAGTGCAGTGTTGCTTAATATTAGAATGATGGGTGTGCTTAAAGACTGGGATCCAAGGGTTTACAACACTTTCCGTCAAAATAGCATGGAAGAAGAAGATTATGAGCCGCCAATGCCGATCTTTGTTACTGGAGTTTATTAGATAAATATTAGCATGAAGAACTTAGAAAAAATTGCAGAAGAACTGTTCAATAAGATTCGAGGTAGATATCCTTCAATCACATTAGGTGATGAAGAATCAACTATTACAAATGTGCCGAATAAAGCACGGTTCTTTGATTTTGATTTCAAAGAAGGTGTAAAAGTAAATGTAACATTAGACACAGAAAGTCTAACAATACTTTACAACAATGAACTTATTGAAAATTCTCCAGATACGATTAAAAGTAACTGGTACAATTTTATGAAGGAAATGAGAACCTTTGCTAAGAAACGCATGTTAAAATTTGACACAAGAGACATAACAAAAACAAATTTAGATAAAAGAGACTATCAATATCTTTCTACAAATAGACCCGGAGATGAAACAATGAGTGAAAGTAAAATGTACGGAACTTCAAAGACAAGTTTCCAAGACATTGGCAATGCAAAAATGATTGTCAAGCATAGAGGTCCTGTTGATTTTGAAAATCCAGCAGGCAGAACACAACGTATCGACAGCATCTACATAGAGAGTGCTGACGGCGAAAGATTTAAATATCCGTTCAGACACCTAAATGGTGCAAGAGCAATGGCTACACACGTAAGCGAAGGTGGCAATCAGTACGACTCATTTGGAAAACACATCGTTTCACTCAGCGAAGAACTTTCTAAATTGCGTACATTCAAAACTTACATGAACAGATCAAATGTAATGGCAGAGGGTCTTGCTGGTTACATGGACATTGTTAATGAAAGAATTGAAACTGTTAAAGAAACAGTCTTTAAATTACAAAGACCAACACACTACAAAGAAGCGTTTGAATCATTTGAAGAAACAGTGATGGAAGAAGTACCAGAAGATGTTTCATCAAATTGGATTGATGAATTAACTATTCGTCAGTTCAACGAAGATCTAAAAAGTGTATTTCCTTATATCTACAATCTTGTTAAAGAAAACACAAAGCCTACAGAAATTGGTCCAGAAGATTTGTTAGGCGAGTTTGATGGTCCAGATGAAACAGAAGATGGCGGCAAGAAGGAACAATTACAAGCCTGGTATGACAAATACAGCAAGTATGAAAGCGATAACAGTGATGTCTTACCAAAAGGAATGTTCAAAGGCTACATGGACTCTGGTATTCTAACAGACGGTGTAGAAGAGAATGAATTCGCAAACTTAGTTAAACATTTTGGCGGCGACAGAGACGAAGCAGAAGACAAAGTTTTCAACGACGAGTACGAGAAATTTTTACCCATTACAACTGCAATGCGAGAAGAGTTTATGAAAATAATGGGTGATCTTGACGAAGACAAATGCAGAGAAGCGGCTAACATTTTAGGTGGTGAAAGTATGGACATGGAAGATGCGTATGCTTCACACTTAGACAATATAGTTGCTACATCAAAACACGAGCAAGGTCCGGAAGTTGACGAAGCAGATGCCATGAGCACAGGCACTGTAGCAGTGGGTAAAAAAGGCAAGACCAGAAGAGCCACAGGTATTAATGACAACCCCTATGATCACAACGATGGCGAAGATGAAACAGCATTGGCAAATGCCGCACTGTGGAACATGAAAGATGTATATCAAACCATAATGGCCGGTGAAGAACTTTCAGAAGACGATATATTCTCATATGGAGACCTTGTTCAATACTTGGAAATGACAGATATGCCTGATCATTACAGCAAGTTTTGGGACTTGGTTACAGATGCTATTAACAAAGCAGGTGGATTTGCAGGACAGGGTGCTTCACTTGAAGTGGATAAGAACATTGCACCAAAGATCAAATCACTGTATCAACAATTCAAAGCCGAAACAAAGGATATCGCAGGTGTCAAAGAAGGCAACGAGTTCGCACAAAAGGTACGTGAACTAAAAGCCAAAGGTGCTAAGCCAGGAACCAAATTCAAAACATCAGACGGTGAAGAACATACACTTGAAGATGCTATTAGATTAGCAGGACTACAAGTTGAAGACTTTTGGTCAGAAGAAGAACTAATGGCAGAAAAAGGCGCAGATGACGAAGAAGATGACGACACTATGGATGTCAAAATTGACAAAGATGGTGCTATTTCAAAAGCAGACGCTCCAGATGATTTACATGACAAAGAAGAAGAATTACCTTTAGATGAGTTTATCAAAGGACACTTTGATTATACTACTAATCAATTCCCTAAAGGTGAAACGGCTGTTATGACAGCGGTTGAAAAGAAGTATGGTGATGACAGTATCAAAGATGCTATGAACATCATGAAGGAATTGGTTACAAACCAAGATGAAGAAATGTCAAGAATTAAAACTTTAGCAGGTTTGGCTCACTAAGTCACTTTTTTGACAAAGTTTCACTTGACTTTATAAGTAAGTTTGTGTATAGTATATATTATGTGCTAAACACAATCAAGGCACTAACATTAGCCCATAGGCATTTATATAGGAGGCATTATTATGGCAACACTCGCAGAAATTAGAGCGAAACTTAAAGAACAAGAATCACGCACAGGTGGTTCTAATCAATCAAGCGGCGGCGACAACGCAATTTACCCATTTTGGAACTTGAAGGAAGGCGAACAGTCAACTGTACGTTTCTTACCTGACGGCGATACAAATTCAGACTTCTTTTGGAAAGAACGTTTGATGATCAAACTTCCATTTGCAGGTATTAAAGGTGAAACAGATTCACGTCCAGTACAAGTACAAGTTCCTTGTATGGAAATGTACGGCGAATCATGTTCAATTCTAAACGAAGTACGTGGTTGGTTTAAAGACTCAAGTCTTGAAGACATGGGTCGTAAATATTGGAAAAAGCGTTCATACATTTTCCAAGGATTTGTAACTGAAAATGGACTTAAAGAAGATTCACTTCCAGAAAATCCAATCCGTAGATTTATTATTGGTCCACAAATTTTCCAACTTATTAAATCTGCACTACTTGATCCAGACATGGAAGAACTTCCAACTGATTACACAGCAGGTGTAGACTTTAGAATTGTAAAAACTTCTAAAGGTGGATATGCAGACTATTCAACTTCTAATTGGGCACGTAGAGAGCGTCCATTATCAGAAGACGAAAAGTCGGCAATTGACAAACATGGTTTATATAATTTAGGTGACTTTTTACCTAAGAAGCCAGGTGAAGTTGAAGTTAAGGTGATGCAGGAAATGTTCCAAGCATCTGTAGACGGTGAAGCATATGACCCAGAACGTTTTGGTCAATACTTCCGTCCAGCAGGTATGGCGGCACGTACTGGTGATCCGAACATGGCGGCAAGCAAAAATGCAACTGCAACAAGCCAAAGTGCGCCAGCACCAGAGGCGGCAACTGCTCCAGTAGCAGAAACTGCACCAGCGGCAACTGCAACTGCACCAGTAGCAGATGAACCTAAAACTGACAACAAAGCGGAAGACATTCTTGCAATGATCCGTTCACGTCAGCAATAAGCAAACTTTTTAGGGAGTAGGCTTGTGTCTACTCCCAACTTGCTAAAGGAGATACAATGGCTAATAAAGCATTTGACGTTTCTAAGTTTCGTAAAAACTTAACTAAATCCATCACAGGCATGAGTAGTGGCTTCAATGACCCTACTGATTGGATTAGCACAGGTAACTATGCCTTAAACTATCTTATCTCAGGAGACTTTCACAAAGGTGTTCCGTTAGGTAAGGTTACTGTTTTTGCAGGAGAATCGGGTGCAGGTAAATCATATATCTGTGCAGGTAACATTGTAAAGGCGGCACAAGATCAAGGTATCTTTGTAGTACTAATTGACTCAGAGAATGCACTTGACGAAACTTGGTTACAAGCACTTGATGTAGACACATCGGAAGACAAATTACTTAAACTTAATATGTCAATGATTGATGATGTTGCTAAAACAGTATCAACATTTATGGCAGACTACAAGGAAATGGCTGAAGAAGAACGTCCTAAAGTATTGTTTGTAATTGATAGTTTGGGTATGTTGTTAACACCTACAGATGTAGATCAGTTTAACAAAGGTGATATGAAGGGTGACATGGGTAGAAAACCTAAGGCACTTACATCACTTGTTCGTAACACTGTTAACATGATTGGCTCACACAATGTAGGACTTGTATGTACTAACCATACGTATGCATCGCAAGATATGTTTGATCCAGATGACAAAATCTCAGGCGGTCAAGGATTTATCTATGCATCATCTATTGTAGTTGCAATGAAGAAATTAAAACTAAAAGAAGATGAAGACGGTAACAAAGTTACTGATGTACGTGGTATTAGAGCGGGTTGTAAGGTAATGAAAACACGTTACGCAAAACCGTTCGAAGGCGTACAGGTAAAAATTCCATATGAAACAGGTATGAATCCTTACAGCGGACTTGTAGACTTATTTGAGAAAAAAGGCATTTTATCAAAAGATGGTAATAGACTTAAATATGTTTCAAACACAGGTGAAGAAATCAAAGAATATCGTAAAGTCTGGGAAGCAGGCGGCGATGTACTTGATCAAGTCATGAAAGACTTTAGTAACCTTGCTGAAGAGGTAACTACCAATGATACTGAAACAGAAACAGTAACTGAAAAAGTTGTAGAACCTATTACCGAGGAGTAAGACGTTTATGGATAGTTCACAAATAGTAGATACTTGGAATCTTTTTAAAGAGCATACTGACAAGAAACAACTTGAAACAGTAGCAGAACGTTATGTTGACTTACTTGCCGATTATGGTACAAGTGACGAAGCAATGAAAGATTCGTTAGGTGTTTGTGATCATCTTGACGCGGCTATTAATTATTATCTTGATATAGATGAAGAAATGGTGGCCGATGATGATGATTGGGATTAATCATGTGGTATAGCAAAATATCAAAAGATATAAGCAAGATACCAGATGCTTTGCAATACTACGAAGACGAACTGGTTGAAGCGAAGAAAGAGTGTCGAATCTACGGCAACATCGAGAAGGCCGCGGCAAGTATGCCCGGTCTTGTCGAACATCGCTTCAACCAACTTCAAGAACTTGAAGCAATTCTTGAATACTTAAACATCGAGTTACGTAGACTAAGAAGTTCTTTCTTTAGAAAATATCTTGAAAACTACCAAAGAGCATTGAGTAGTCGTGATGTTGAAAAATACGTAGACGGCGAAGCAGATGTTGTTGATATGGAGAAAATTATCAACGAGTTTGCCCTGATGCGTAATAAGTGGTTAGGAGTCTCCAAAGGCTTGGATCAAAAGCAATGGCAACTTACTAACATTACAAAATTACGTGTAGCAGGAATGGAAGATGCCTCGATTTAAAACTAAAATTATTTGTTTAAAAGAAAACAATCATTCAGTTCAAATTGCAAAAGACTCTGTAACACAAGCAGAAAAATTTAATATACCTGTTGAATATTTTGATGCTATACACGGCAATGAGTATGTAAAACATTGTACAGAGTTAGGTGTTACAAGAGTTGGAAAAGTGAAAAAAGGACGTAAAGGAGTAATAGGTTGCTTCCTGAGTCATCTTTCACTATGGAAGCAATGTGCCAGAGATGGCGTTCCTTATATTATTCTTGAACACGATGGGTACTTTGTTAGAGAACTCCCAGACGACATTTGGAGTAAATTTGATCATGTTTGTAAACTTGACAATTTTGATCCATTTAGCAAACAATACGACAGAGAAGTAGAAAAGAGTTTAACTAAAGATGTTGTAATTATTGATTATCATAATCCTCATGCAAAAGGTAAAAAAGTATTAAATATTGTTGGTAATTATTTTAGAGGTGCATGGAGTTACATTATTAAACCTGAGGCCGCTAATATATTAATTAATTTTGTAAACGAGTATGGTATGATTGTGGCGGCTGATCAACAAATTGGATCTAACTTATTAGAACTTAAAACTACAAACGTACCTATAGCAAGACTTCATCCGTTTTATTCAATTGGAACTAATATTAACTCAGAAAGTCTTACTAAGAAAATATAAGGAACATAATGGCTAACTTACAAAAAAGAGATGACTGGTTTGTAGATTATCACGAGATACCACAGTTAGGTATTAAAGGAAAACGTGGTCTTAATGACAGAATTAAATTTTATGATCCTAATGACTTTGTAGGATCTACAGTAATTGATCTTGGATGTAATATGGGTCAGATGTCTTTTCAAGCAAAAGCCTGGGGAGCATCAAAAGTTACAGGAGTTGAATTTGATTGGACTGCTGTACAGAAAGCAAATCAAATCAATGCCCAACTTAACTTAGATATTAATTTTATTGTAGATGATTTAGACAGTAATTTTTTATGGACCAGTTTACCTAATTTTGATGTAGTAATGTTTCTTGCTGTAATTGACACTAAGGAATTAGAAAATAGATACGGAATTTTATCTAAAGCCTGCCGCAAAACAAATAAAGTAATGTACTTTGAAGGACATGGAAAACAACCACCAAGTAGGTATATTAAAAATATTATTGATTATACTGACTTCAGTGAAATTAAATATTTAGGAGAAACTCCTGTTACCCGTCCTTTTTTTAGATGTACAAGAAATAAATTAACAACTGACGAAGCAGTTCAAGTTATTTTAAATTCTAAATATAATAAAATTGCTGTTGTTGGAAAATCAAAGGCTGGTAAGACTACTATAAGAAAACAATTTGCTCCCCTAAACAATAACAAATATGCAATAATTGACGATCTTGTTGTTTGGAATGAACAACCTGCCCGCAAAATTAATAAAGCAGAAATACAAAATTTTAATAAATTTGTTTTATTTGATTATAGAGGAATAGAATATTATCCAGATGTTGATGTTGTAATTTTTGTTCATCCTAATGAAAATTTACTTGGACAATCTCGAAATCCTGCAAAGCCGTTAGTAAGTCCAACAATAAAACATTTTAACAATGTTAAAGAAGTTTATACTGTGATGTCTTATTAAATGATATTAATACCTA